GTCAGGATAAAAAAAAACTCATCACCACTCAAAAAAAATAGGTGACAACCTTAAAAAAAGTAGGCATATAAAAAGTAAGTATTACTACAGAAATAAATAGTACTACTTGAAAACAAAAAAAAAAGATCGAAAGGAGGTGATGAAGTTGAGAAAAAGACAGAAAGTCAGAAAAAGAAAGAGCAAAAAGCTCTTTAAGAGAACGGCTGGAAAAAAGAGTATTAATACTCGTGTGACAGTCAAAAGAGGAGGAATCAGGTTATAATGTCATGTTACAATCAATACAAAGCAAGGACAAAAGTTAAAGGCGAGATTGTACCGATTCCATGTGGGAAATGTATCGGCTGCCGATTGGAGAGAGCACGTCAATGGGCAGTTCGGTGCGTTCATGAGGCGCAAATGTGGGACGAAAATTGTTTTATAACTCTTACATATGCGCCCGAACATTTACCTAAAGATAAAAGTATAGAAAAAAGGACTCTGCAATTATTTATAAAGAGATTAAGAAAACATTTAAAAGGAAAGGAGATAAAATTCTATGCGTGTGGTGAATATGGTGATAAAAAAGGTCGCCCACACTATCATGCCTGCATATTCGGGCATGATTTTAAGGATAAAGTTTTATTCCGATTTAATAATAGTGGCGATAATAAGGGCTATGTTAAGCAAGGAATCAACAGTCCTTTATATACTTCGCCTACGCTGGAAAGATTATGGAGATTTGGATTTTCGACGATTGGAGAAGTTACCATTGAGTCAGCAGGATATGTCGCACGTTATATCCTTAAGAAAATTACTGGAGAAAAAGCTAATGAATATTATCAAAACAAAACTCCGGAATTTGCTTTAATGTCAAGGAGACCGGGTATAGGTAAAAAGTGGTTTAAAAAATATCACACAGATGTATATCCAAAGGATTTCTTTACTATAAACGGGGTTAAATGTAAGCCTCCCCGTTATTATGATGATTTATTAAAAAAAAGAAATCCAGATTTACACATAAGGATAAAAAAGAAGAGGAGGGAAAAAGCAAAAGAAGAAGAGATTATCAGATTAAAACAGAAAGAGAATCACAAAATTTTAACAGCAAAACAATTACAAAGGAGTTTAGAAGATGAAACAACCTGAAATATTTGAAGATGCAGTAATAGAAGATAACAATGAACAGGATGATGGTTCTTATGATGAAAATGAATCTTATGTATTAGGAATGTATTCATTCTTTGATATTAAAGGTGATAGATATGATACACCATTTTTCTGTGCCAATGATCTGTTCGCTAAACGGCATTACACGATTGTAACATCAGAAAAAGGTTCAATGTTGAATACATTTAAAAATGATTTTCAACTGCATCGTCTTGGATATTTCAATTTGATATCTGGATTGTTGAAACAACATCCAGCTGAAATAATCGCAGGAATAGAAAATATTATTGAATAGTAGAGATTTAGTAAAAATTAATCGGCCTTAAATAGGCCAAAAAACTAACGAGAGAGGATATTTATGAAAAGCGTAATGAATCATAGATTCTCAAATGCACCTTCGGTTGACATTCCAAGGTCATCATTTGATAGAAGTCATGGAGTGAAAACTACATTTGACGCAGGATATCTTGTGCCAATATTTGTGGATGAAGCTTTACCAGGAGATACATTTAAAGTTGATTTAACAGGATTTGCCAGAATGGCAACTCCAACATTTCCAATTATGGATAACATGTTCATGGAGACATTCTTCTTTAGTGTTCCATTGAGGTTGATATGGAATAACTGGCAGAAATTCTGCGGTGAACAGGTAGATCCGGGAGACAGTATAGATTATACGTTTCCCATTATCAATGATCTTAATAATGTCAATAACGAAACATTGTGGGATTATCTTGGAATACCGACAAAAGTAGCCGGACAATTTGATATAAATGCCGGAGTTCCACGTGCTTATAATTTGATCTATAACGAATGGTTCAGGGATCAAAATCTACAGGATAGTGTTGTCGTAAACAAAGACGACGGCCCCGATTCTATCGCAGATTATGCTTTAAAAAGACGTTGTAAAAGGCATGATTATTTTACATCCTGTCTTCCTTGGACTCAGAAAGGAGACGCTGTAACATTAAGTCTCGGTGAAAACGCTCCAATTACTGGTATAGGAAAAATCAATCAGAGTTTCCCCAGGTCGGATGATTCTGCTTATGAAACAGGTGGATCAGGTACTACAACCTACGCACAATCATCTTTGATAGATAATACTGCTACTGCAGATATGTTTAGAGTGGAAGAAGATCCTAATAATTCTGGTTATCCAAACATAAGGGCAGATTTGTCTTCTGCCACGTCATCTACTGTCAATGAACTAAGACAGGCTATTCAGGTACAAAGACTATTAGAGAAGGATGCTCGATCTGGAACAAGGTATACCGAAATAGTAAAAAGTCATTTCGGAGTTACTTCAGACGATGCAAGACTCCAACGCCCTGAATATTTAGGTGGAGGATCAACGCCAGTCAACGTCTCAGCCGTTGCACGGACAGACACTTCGCCTGGCGTCCTGGGCGCCATGGGAGTAGCAGCTTTCAAAGGACACGGATTCGTTAAAAGTTTTGTTGAGCACTGCATTGTTATAGGATTGGTTAACGTTAGAGCAGATATCACTTATCAGGAGGGCCTTGATAGAATGTGGACCCGTCAAACTCGCTACGATTTCTACTGGCCTACCTTAGCGCATTTGGGTGAACAGGCAGTACTTAACAAAGAGATATACATTGACGGTTCTACTATTACCGCAGGCACTGAGGACGACGTTTTCGGTTATCAAGAGAGATTCGCTGAATACCGCTACAAACCGAGTAAAATTACTGGTAAGTTCAGAAGTAATGATGCTGCATCTTTAGATGCTTGGCACTTGGGTGTGGAGTTTGGAGCACAACCAACTTTAGATACTACCTTCATACAGGATAATCCGCCATTGGACAGAGCTATTGCTGTACCGACTGAACCCCATTTCATTTATGATTCATATATCAGAATGATATGTACAAGACCAATGCCTGTATACTCAATACCTGGATATATTGACCATTTTTAGGAGGTAAATATGACAGCAATGAATATAGCTATGGGAGCCGGATCTTCTATGCTTGATAAGGCTTTTAGTTTCTGGCAAACAGAAAGAGCAAACAAAGCAGCGAAAAGAGCTTCTGCTGTGCAGTTTGACAGGGAACATAAAGCATACCAAAGCAGATATCAGGATACTGTAAAAGATATGAAGCTTGCTGGGATCAATCCAATAATGGCAGCAACAGGTGGTTTCAGTGTAGGTAGTGGACCAAAAAGTTCCACACCGCAGGTTTATCAAACTCCACCGTCACAAACTGACATAGGGCAATCAGCCAAGTCTTTTGCGCAAGCAAAAAAATCAGAAAAGGAGACAGAAAGAGTAGGCGAAGAGGTTAAAGAGGTCAGACAGAGAGTTAAAGAATCTGTGATGAGAGTTAAGAAGGTGAGAGCTGAGAAAAACCTGGTTTCTCAACAGGAGCATGAATCTGTCTCAAGAATGTTCATGTATGAACAGGAGACAGCTAAGCTCGCTCAGCAGATATCACAGATAAAAAGTCAGACTCAAAAGACTGACCAGGAGTATAACAATCTTAGAAAGATGAATACACAGATTGTAGCTCTTACTAAACGAATAACAGCGGAGACCGCAAAACTAAAAATGATTGCAAAAGTATATGAGGGGCCTTTAGGCCAACTTCTTGCTTATTTACAGGAGATAATGAGATCACTTGGTATTCCGGTTGCAGCTGCAATTATTAAGAGAGGAAAGTAATGTCAAAAGTATACAGAGAAAAACATGGGGTTGATATTGATATAATCACATCCCCTGAAATGCGAAAGCATTGTCAACGGCCGGGTAATTTCGATAAAGACGGAAATATAGTATATTTTACGGAACAGGCCCATAAAGATAAATGTGATGTCAATAAGATTGTTAAAAGGTACAATTCTCAGGGCATAATTGACCATATAAGCCGGTTTGAAGCAACCTATGGGGATGTAACCGGCATTGAGTTTAAAAAAGCTAAAGATCAGGTCATAAATGCTCAAAGAATGTTTGATGAATTGCCGTCTAAAATTCGAAAAGAATTTGAGAATAATCCTCAGAAATTACTTTCATTTATGGATGACCCGGACAATAGAGAAAAAGCGATTGAACTTGGATTAATTCAAAATGACTGGACGCTTGATTCCGACGGCCTGGGCGAATGGGTACCCAAAGGCCA